AAGGTTTAAAAAAATCAGAGCTTCAAGTTGTGAGTAATCGTTAATCTCACATCCCCAAGATTTCCAATTTATATAATTATAAAAAAATGGCCTCAACGATTTTTAGTTTCCACTATACTACAAACTTAAAAAACAAGATGGCCATTTTTTTTTACCAAAAATGAAAAAATATTGTAATAATACAAAACAAGGTTATACTTATTAATGTATCGATAATGATACCAATAATAAATGACAAATAAACATAAACAAATAAGGAGTTAATAATGGATTTAAATGCAATTAAAAAACGACTAAATCAGTTACAAACCACAAACAATCGTACTTCCAGTCTTTGGAAACCACAACCAGGTAAAACTCAAATTAGAATCGTTCCTTACGCATTCAATAAAGATAATCCTTTTATTGAACTTTTCTTTCATTACAATCTGAACAATCGTTCATATCTTTCACCTATTTCTTTTGGTAGACCAGACCCTATTGAAGAGTTTGCTCAAAAACTAAAAGGTTCAGGTAGTAAAGAAGATTATCAGTTATCAAGAAAACTTGAAGCTAAGATGAGAACTTTTGCACCAGTAATCGTAAGAGGAGAAGAGAAACAAGGAGTGAAATTTTGGGGATTCGGAAAGACAGTTTATCAAGAACTACTTTCTATAATCGCAGACCCTGATTATGGTGATATCACAGACCCTGTCAATGGTCGTGATGTATCAGTAGAATTTATTACTGCTGAAGAATCAGGTGCGAGTTTTCCTAAAACTAACATTAGGGTAAAACCTAATCAAACACCAATCTCAGAAGAACCTGATGTACTTGAATTGGTTAAAACCCAACAAGACATTAAGGAAATCTATCAAGAGTTATCATATGATGACCTTACTGAAGTATTAAATGAATGGTTGAATCCAAGTGAGGATTCTACTGAGGAAGAAACAAATGAAAAAGTTTCTGCTCAAGAACTATCAACCGCTAAAGTAAGTAACACAGGTGATGCTTTTGATGAATTATTCAATTCGTAAATAATAACAATATATGGGAGTCATATGTTGGCTCCCATTATTAACTAAGGAGATTAGGATGGCATCAGTTCACGATGTTTTGGCCGATACTTTGGCCGATAGTTTAAATAAAAAGTTCAAAGATAACAAGGTTGCATACTTCCTTGATGGTACAGACCAAACACCTACTGATATAAAAGATTTTATATCAACAGGTAGTTCCATGTTAGATTTGGCTATATCAAATAAGCCAGATGGTGGAATCGCAGTAGGTAGAATTACAGAAATCAATGGATTAGAATCAAGTGGTAAATCTCTACTTGGTGCTCACATACTTGCGGAAACTCAGAAGAAAGGTGGGGTTGCAGTTTACATCGATACTGAAACTTCTGTATCTCAAGAGTTCATGCAAGTTATCGGTATTGATATGAATAAAATGTTGTATCTACATTTAGAGACCGTTGAGGATATCTTTGAAGCAATTGAAGAAATTGTAACTAAAGTTAGGGAATCAGATAAAGATAGATTAGTTACTATCTTAGTTGATTCACTCGCAGCCGCAACAACGAAAGTTGAGATGGAATCTGATTTTGATAAAGATGGTTGGGCAACCGCCAAGGCAATTGTTATTAGTAAGGCAATGAGAAAGATTACTCAAATGATTGGAAGGCAAAAAGTTGCTCTTGTATTTACAAATCAGTTAAGACAGAAATTAGGTGTTATGTTTGGAGACCCTTGGACAACAAGTGGTGGAAAGGCATTACCATTTCACGCCTCTACTCGTATTAGATTAAAAAATATGGGACAGATTAAAGATACAGGTAAAAATGTATTAGGTATGAAATGTAGAGCACAGATTGTTAAGAATCGATTAGGTCCACCTTTACGACATGCCGATTATGATATGTACTTCGATAGAGGTATTGATAATTATGGTGCATGGTTGACTGTGTTAAAAGAACACAAGTTAGTAAAGTCAGGTGGTGCATGGTACACTCTTACAGACATGAATGGTGAAGACCATAAATTCCTATCTAAAGATTGGGAAGATTTGATTAGTGGAAATGATGAGTTAAGAGAGTATGTATATCAAATCATTTGTGATAAGGTTATATTAAAATACAGAGAAAAACTTGGTATTGATGATGTAGAATTCACAGATGAGGTTATCGGTGACTAACAAGAGATACCTATCTATACTTGAAGAGATTAAAAAATCTGGCGGTAAAGTAGATAGTGGAGAACCAAACGACTCGGTTTTATTGATTGATGGGCTGAATACTTTTATTAGGGTATTTTCAGCAATACCTACTACCAATGAGGATGGGGTTCACATTGGTGGAATAGTAGGTTTTTTAAGGTCAATTGGTTACACTATAAATATGGTAAGACCCACTCGAACTATCATAGTGTTTGATGGTAAAGGTGGGTCTAACCGCCGTAGGAAAATCTTTCCTGAATACAAAGCAGGTAGAAAAATGTCAGTTAGATTGAATCGTCATTTAGATGTTTCCCTCACAAGAGAACAAGAACATAAAATGATGATTCGTCAGTTGAATAGATTGATAGAATACCTTGAGTGTTTACCATTAACAATTATCACACAAGATAATATTGAGGCTGATGATGTTATTGGTTATTGTTCAAAACATTTATTCAAAGATAGTAAATCTACAATCATGTCTACAGATAAAGATTTTCTTCAATTAATAGATGATAACATTCGTGTTTGGTCACCAACAAAAAAGTTGATGTATGATGAGGAAAGAGTATTAGATGAGTATGGTATCGCCTCTAAAAACTTTTTACTATACAGAATATTAGATGGTGATAAATCGGATGGTATTCCTGGTATAAAAGGTGCTGGTATAAAAACACTATTAAAAATGTTTCCATGGCTTGGTTCACCACATAAATATACAATAGAGGATTTGATAAAAAGTGCTGAACCTAAAATGAAAAAATTTAAATTATGTGAAAACATAATTAACCAAAGAGAAACATTATTTTTAAATAAAAAACTGATGGATTTAGATGAACTGAACATTTCAGGTAGTAGTAAATTAAAGATTCAAGACCATGTGAAGTTTCCAATACAAAGATTGGTTAAACATAAGTTTCAAAGAATGTTCTTAGAAGATAAACTATACACTGCCTTACCTAATCTTGATAGTTGGTTACATTCAACATTTAATAGATTACATCAAATGGCGGAGAAATCACATGGGTAGGAAAAGAAAATACTTTTCAGAAAAAGAAAGACGAGATGCTCAACGGAAGTGGCAAATGGAACATTATAAAAGAAACTCGGAAAGAATAAAGGCCAAAGCTCGTGAGAGATATCGTGAGAAAAAAAGAAGTGAATTTTATGATAAAAAAATTCAAGATTTATATGGCAAACTTGATACTTAATAATAGGTTATAATGAGTGAAACTTTAACACAATACGGAACAAACTTTCAAAGTAAAATTTTAACATCTTTACTTACTGATGTTAAATATACAAAACAAATTCTCGATATCATAGAGATAAATTACTTCGATTCAGATAGTAATAAATTTATAATAAAATCAATAAAAGATTATTTCAAAAAATACAAAACCAATCCAACAATGGAAGCATTAAAGGTTATGGTTGATGAAGTTGATAATGATGTATTAAAAACATCTATTGTGGATTCATTACGAGGTGCTTGGCAACATCGTGAATCACCTGATTTAGAATTCGTTAAAGAGAAATCACTTGAGTTCTGTAAGAATCAAGTTGTAAAGAACGCAATCATGGAATCAGTTGAGTTATTAGAATCACAAAGATATGATGAGATAAAAACACTTATAGATGATGCAATGAAAGCAGGTGTAGAAACTGATATCGGACATGAATACATTACAGGTTTGGAAGAAAGATTAACTAAACAAACAAGATTATGTTTACCAACACAATGGGATAGTGTAAATGATTTAATGGATGGTGGTTTGGCTGGTGGTGAGTTAGGTGTTATTGTAGCTCCTGCTGGTATCGGTAAATCATGGACACTACAGGCCTTGGGTGCTCATGCGGTTGCCAAGGGTAAGACTGTAATTCATTATACATTAGAGTTAAATGCTCAGTATGTAGGATTAAGATATGATACAATAGTAAGTGGACAACCAACAGGTAACTTACAATATTATAAAGAAGAAGTACAACAGAAGATTTCGAAACTAAAAGGTGAGTTGATAATAAAATATTATCCAACGAGAACTGCAAGTGTAAATACACTTACGGCACATCTACAACAATGTGAAATGAGAGGTATCAAACCTGATTTAGTTATTGTGGATTATGCGGATATTATGAAATCAACACAACACTTTAATGAAAAACGTCATCAGTTAGGTCATATCTATGAAGAGTTACGAGGTATGGCTGGTGAGTTTGAGATACCAGTATGGACGGCATCACAGGCCAATCGTTCGGCATTAGAAGAAGATGTGATTGGAGCTGAAAAAGTATCAGAGGATTATAGTAAAGTTATGACCGCTGATTTTGTGATGAGTATGAGTAGAAAAGTAGAAGATAAGATTGCAAATACAGGTAGGTTTCATGTAATTAAAAATAGATTTGGGCCTGATGGAATAACCTTTCCAGCGACCATAAACACAAACACAGGTTTCATTCAAATATATGAAACCAACACACAAGGTGGTAAAGAAGTACAAGGAAAAATGAATAATGCTGATGAATATATTAGGAAAACATTAGCACAAAAGAAGAAAGATTTTGATGGTGAGGGGTTTGAATAAAACTTCGAAGAAAATCTTTTTAAAACTTCTAAAAAAATAAAATATATTGGTATATTCCACTATATATACCATACTTATTTATCGGAAGAAATCATAAGTTTTAACACATAGGAGTAGGATTGAGAATGGGACAACACAAATTTAAGTTATCAGAAAATTTTATTAATAAATACAAAAGAAAGAAACCACCATTTGGTTTCAATGGTTTAGGTGAATTAGTTTATATGAGAACCTACTCACGAATAAAAGAAAATGGAAAGAATGAACGATGGTGGGAGACCGTCCAAAGAGTTGTAGAGGGAACTTACTCTATGCAAATGAACCACATTGAATCACATCAATTAGGATGGAAT